GGTTTTATGCCAGACGTGTCCCGACCAATACTGGTTGGTGATCTTGGCGACGGCGAGTTCGCCGACACAGGCGGCGACCTGCGCCGTCCGGTCGTCCTCCATGCGTCTCTTGTCGTAGTGCGCTGCGTCCCGTTTACCCCAGTTCTCTATGAACCGGCGCGCCCCAACATGCGAGGCCCATTCGTACTCCCACGGCTCCAGTTCTACGACAATCATCCCGCTGCTCCCGTCATAGTTTCGTTGCCTCCACATGGTAGACCATGCGGTCATCCGGATAGGCCACCCCGGTCAGCCCGTCTAATGTCGCCTTGATCGCATTGTCGACGTCGAACGTCAACGACGTCTTGGCGTCGGGCATCTCTTCGATCTCCACGGTCTGGCAGTCCTTGTGGTAGCCGATCCTGACGAGGACCGGCCCCTCAAACAGTGGCCCGTCGTACGCGTCGGCGACGGTCTTTTCGTAGGCGAGGGTGTCGGCCGGGGTGTAGACACGCCCCCGTTTTGTCATCCGGGGGCGCTTCTTCGGTCTGGGTCTTCCTTCGACTATGAATCCGTAGGATTTCATCGGCGGCTACTCCTTGTCGATTCGTACGCCTTGATCGCCAACCGTCGTAGTTGGGTTTCCTGATCGGGGCGTCCTGAGAACTTGTGGGTGTGGGCGTTGTCCACGTCGATGAGCCATGAGACGGTGGTGTCTAGGGGGTGGCCGTCGCCTGCGGCGGTGCCTGCGAAGTGGAACAGCCAGCCGTGTCGTCCGTGGCCTCGTCCTTGGTTGGGGGTGAACGCCGTGGACGGTGGACCCCCTTCGTACATCTCTTTCAGTATCCCCCACATGCGGCCGTCGTTCCGTTGCCGTGCCACCGGGGCGGTGTAGGGCTGCGGTTCGTGTTTGAGGAGGGAGGCTGCCTTGATGTCGGCGACCTTGGCGCGGGAGGCGTTGGATGCGTGGAGGAAGTCCTCTAGGGAGAGTGGCTGACCGTCTTCGTCAAGGATGACTTGACGGTCGTGTCGTTTACGCGCCCCCCAGTAGGGCAGCCGGACGAAGTTGCCGGGTGGTCCTTGTAGCCATTCGCTCTTGGGGAATGGCGAGTCGGTGGGGACTTCTGCTATTTCTTCTGCGGCTTGGAGGCAGCGTCGCATGTCGGTGGTGGCGCACCATGTGTCGGAGAACACCCAGACGTGCGCTCCTCCTGATCTGGTGCGTTCCACCCATGCGGGGATGCCTTGGACGTGGAGGATCATTCGGAGGCTGCTGGCGTAGTCCATCACCTCGTCTTCGGTTCCTTGTCCGGCGTGGCCGTCGCCGGAGGCGTCGATGTCGATGCACCCCCACGAGCAGACCCACAGGTCTTTCTTCATCTCCGGGTAGGAACGGATGGTGGTGCCGTCGCGTTCCTCTTCCACCCAGCCCCGTGGCCCGACGTGTTTGTTCGTCGGGTCGTACACCATCGGGTAGACCCCCAACGCGATTTCGCCGACGAGGTGTCGGCGGAAGTGCGTCAGGGTGAGGTCTTCCCATACGGCGTGGGGCCGGTCGCCGGATTCTCCCCATGCGTGGGGGAATCCGTGGAAGGTCATGTGGAACCAAGAGGTCAGGTCACTCATCGGTCAGCACCTGTTGGTGCCACGCCTCCTGCCACGGGTCCACGAGGGTGCCTGCTTCGGTGATTTCCATGTTGAGGGTGACCTTGCGCCCGTCGAACCTCTTGTTCTTGACGAGGGCCACCCCGAACGTCGACTCCAACCGTTGACGTTCGTCGTGTTCCAAGCCGGGTTCTTCGTGGGGGCGCCACACCGTAATCATAAAGTGTGCGAGGTCTTCACCGCCGTATCTTCCCGATTCGATCCCAAGGGCGGCGCCGCGTGAGGCTGCCCCCCGGGAGGCTTGGTGGACGACGATGGTCGCTGCGTCGTTCTTCATGCCGACGTGTTTCAACGCGCCGATCTTCGACGGGTCGTCGCCCAAGTCGGGGCCGTAGAGTTGAGACGCGAAGTCCCACACGAACACGTCTGGTTTGCGCCCATAGTTTTCGCCGCTCCATGTGCCCAGCATGTGGTCGACCGCCGACACCATGTCGACGTCCTGCGCTCCGCAGAGACGCAACGCTGTCTGGTAGCGGGCGATGGTGGCCCGGTCGATGATCCGCAGGTTCGACAGTTCAGTGTCGGACTGGTGTCGGATCGCTGCGAGGATCTTGTCGTCTCCTCGTCGGGCACGGTCGTAAACGTCGCGTGGGTTCAGGTTCAGGCGGACGCTCAGGATCTTCGACAGGACCATCAGGTCCGGTTCGTCCGGAGACATCCACATGACGAGGGTGTTCGGGTTCTTGGCAACGGCGTTGATGAGGAGGACGGTTTTCCCGGTGTGGGCTTTCCCGGCGACCACCATCATTTCTCGTGGTTTGATGCCGCCGTCCATCGCATCGTCTATTTCGTGGACGCCTAGGGACCACCGGTTGGATGTGTCGGTGGCGTCGGTTATGAGTCGTTCGGCGATCTCGCCGCAAGTAGGCAGGTCTGGCGTGACAGGAGTACGAGCCGACTCCAGCGGGGAGGTGCTGGAGTCGGCCCGAACCCGTTGGACGCGAGCCTGAGCCTCTTGGGCGCTCAGTCTCGCTGACATCTACCGCACGTACGCTGGTGGGCGAACGAACGAGTCGGGCAACTTGTCGAAGTCGATGGCGTGTTCAGCGAACGCCGACAACGCTTCTCCCCAGTCACCTCCCAAGTTTCGTTCCGGTTTCACCTTTGCATGCGGGTAGGTTTTGGAGTTGATGGGGCGCCCGTTGAGGTTGCCTTCCGACTTCACTGTCTGGTTGCAGTAGAAGTTGGAGTCCCGGGAACCGAACGTGATTCCGCTCATCCGCTCGTAGTTGATGGCGTTGGCGATGATCTCAAACCCATCCTGCCGAATCCACGGTGTCTTACCGCCCGTGGACTGCCCTGAGCCAGCCGTAGGAGGCGCTGGAGGCGCTCCCATCGGTGGCGGTGGGGTCGGCATCACCTGAGTGCCGGGGATGGCGTCTACGACGGCCTGTGTGGCTGCCGTTGCCCAAGTGTTGCCGTTGATGATGATGTGAAGATCAGCCCAGTTGGAACGGACATCTTCATACGTGAAGATGCCGTTGTTCACCAACGCAGCCATTACCTGTGCCGTCGCAGAGTTACAGTTCTGCGCGACAATCAACCTGTCTTTATTGTCCATTTGCATCCTCCGATGCTTCTTGTTTGCCCTTGCATACAGACCAGCACGGTGCCCACTTTGCGGAACACCACCAGCCTGCATCATTCAGCGGCCAGACCTTCAGGTCGGTCGCTTCCACGAGGCGGCATGCCGCTTCGATCTTTTTCCACAGGAACGAGAAGTCCCGTGGCCCCCGGTCAATGGTCATGGATGACACGGCTCCGCTGGAGCCGTGCATCACGAAGAACGTCATCTGGGGCAGTCCCATCGCCCAGCAGTACACGGTTGACTGCACGTCCCACCGGTCGTACTGCCACTTGTCTTTCGTGTAGTCACGCTTGGGGAACTTCCAGTCCACGACGCCATAGTTGGCATCTACTAGGTCGACCTGTCCCGCGAGGGTCACCACCCTCTCGTCGTCCTCGTAGAACACCCGGCTGAACTTCTCCTCCACCCGTCCGTCGGAGGGCGACAGGTCCGGGTAGACGGTGTTGTACCACCCGTCCAGTTTCGCCTGACCGACCTCCGCCATCTTGTCGACGGTCTTGTAACTGTTCCACCCTTCGATGGTGGGGGTGATGTCGGACAGCCCTTGGTCGAAGGCTTCAACGAGAACGCCGTACGCCGCCTCTCGTGGGTCGGCGCCCTTCAGGTTGAGTACCTCTTCCACGGCGTAGTGACACGCCGTCCCCAAGGCTGCTCCGTCGCCTTGGATGTCGTTTACGTCGCCGCCCCAGATGAGGCGGGCTTGCTCTGGACACATGTCCAGTTTCTTCAGATCAGACTGGTGCCACACATGGTGCCACCGGCTTTCGTCCTTGTTGTAGTAATGCCGCAATCCATGCTTGTTCACGGTTTTCCTCCCCGTGTCAGGGCTAGCCCCGCCCCCCTCCCGGGGGGCGGGAGCCAGCCTGCTGGCGCGAGCCTAGTCGGTTTACAGGCTCGCATGGTGGATACCTCCAGTGGCACGGTGCCACTAGAGGGGATGACGTGGGACGGGGGCGAAAGGAGAACTCCCCCGCCCCACGCCTGCTACCCATCGACCCCACGGAGGGGACCGTGTGAAAAGGGGTCAACGGGCCGCATCTAGTTGTCCAGCCAAGCCCCCTGTTCCGCCTCGCGGCTTGGTGTGGACAGTTCCTTGTCGCTGGCGTGGACCGCTGTTCGGATCCACGGGTCGGTGATGCTGCTCTCACAGATGGTGAGTGGTTCTAGGTTCATCATCTCGTTGGTCAGGTTGTCCAGCACCACCGCTAGGTCGGGGGGTGCTAGGTCCAGCAACTCTAGTAGTGCCTGTGTCTCCTCCTCTGTCTTCAAGATGATGACGGTCAAACCCTCACCGCTGATGGCGCACGTTCTGGGCATCTTACTCCTCCTCCGGTTGGGGGAACGGAATGACGTCTGCGCCTTCTTCTTCGTCGCCAGTGCCCGCCGCTGTCCCCATTGTCTGGGAATAGATTTGCGACTGTTGCTCCATGAAGTCACCCAACTTCATCCACAGATCGTGGATCAAGTCCAGCAACCCCACCCACAAACCGGGCACTATTTGATTGAAAAAGAGAGCCGCAGCCTCCTCTTCATTACTTGGTTCTTTGTCGCTCATAAGAGCCTCCATTCTTGGATTCTTTGACGTCAGTTTCCGTAGCGATACCGCATAAACTCCTCTCTGGTCAGGGTGTCGTGGGGCATCTTGAGGACCGGCGTCGCCGGTCGGCTTCGCCGCTCCTCGCGGCGCCTCTTTTCGTAGGCGGTGTTGGCAATACGGCACTTGTCGCATCGGCAGCCTCGCTTGTACATCGAAGCCCCGTGTCGGGGTCCGCTCACAGGTTTCTGACCAGCGACCTCAGTTCCTCACGGATGAGGATACGCAGCCCCGCTGGAGTGCTGTCGTTGCTGTCGGCGGCAACGTAGTTGCTGTCGTTGTCGACCCGACGGGACATCGCCCACCACACCGCCTTCTCAAACGACTTGCCGACGCCACACGGCGAATCGTTGTCGTGGTACTGATCCAGCAGACTCTCCACTTCGCTGCCAACGTCGATGTGTCCGCTGATCTTGTCTTCCCAGTCGATGTTGTCGACCACCTCTTCCGTGATGTCGTCGGTGTCGATTTGGATGTTGACTTCGGTTGCCGTGATTTCTCCGGTTACTTCCACTGTAATCCCCTTTGGTTTTTTGGTTGGTACTGGCGTACCCCAACACCCACCCCAGTGACACCGTGCCACTGGGATGAGTGAAGGGCTGCGTCAGGCTGCTAGCAGCAGTTCCCACGCCCGGTCCGCAAGTTGCGC